CATCGTTCTTTACCGCGTACAGTTTTTCTTCGCTCATTTTTCGTCCTCTACTTTCTTGATAATCAGTGGTTCCGGAATATCGACTTTAATGTCATCACCACGGGTATTGTGTGCCTTCTTGTGCTTGGCCATGTTCTCGTTAATCCAGCGGATACACTGAGATTGATACTTGGCTCGGTAATACTCAGTTCCTGTGTTTAAACCTGCTACTACGTACATTTGTTTGCCTCCAATAGCTTCACAGCATCGTCTGCTGATCTGCATACGCCGTAAATTACTTTTGTACCTGATATAGCGGCCGCAAAACGTTTTTGATCTTCACGAAGTCTTCCTTTTTCGTTTTTGCATTCAACCAGTACAGCACGTCCATCATCCTTACGTACCGCCGTAATATCAGGCCACCCAGGCGGTGGTCCTGCGTTAAAAAGTCTTCCGTCCACAGTTCTTACAGTTCCTACGTTCGTTCTAGCGACAATGCAACCGTGTTCCGATAATGCCAGCATGATTTCTGATTGAATGGCATGCTCTGATTTCATTCGCATAGGTCATGCTCACATACGGTCCAATCACCAGCTGATAGCTGACATTCCCAAACCGCTTTTTTCTTGTGGCAAATATCGCATTCAAGTAGAAGCTTTGAATTTGAATAGTTATGTCTTAAATAACTCACTACGACAATGTGTGGTGTTGGTCTATAACCTATATAATTTTTTCTTGCCATGCTATGCTCCTTTAATGTCGGATGATATGACGGATGCTTGAAACCGTTCGTGCTTACTCTCGCAAGGGATCAAAGCAATTAATGACGGATATGACGGATGAATCGAAAAAATGAGTTTGCAGTATACTTTTTTATATTTATCTATATATACTTTTTAACTATTCATCCGTCATAAGAAAGAAATATAGGCTAAAGCCTTACAGCCGTAATGGTTGTCGATAAAATTCATCCGTCATATCATCCGTCATTTTGTTGCCCAATTTAGCCTAGAATCTTTTTTTTTCTGAATTCCCAAATAAAATCTGCCGTCCATTTTTCTAACGTATTCGAACTTCTTTTGCATTTCTGCACCAAACTTTTGTTTGCGCATCTTGTACTCACCAGATTTGTCGCACCAGTCAACATATGTTTGGTAAAGCTGACCAGCGGCGGCCTGATATCCGGGCCCTTTTTCACAGCAATCATTGATAAACAGTTCAAGAACATCCATTTCTGTTCGGTACTCATTGCTTGCATCTTTCACACTCTGCGGCGGCTCTAATCCTTCGCGCTGCCACTTAAGTGCTCCATCAACTGCCCAATTTAGAATCCCGATTGATTCACGTTCAAGCTTGTATGTGAGTCTTTTGTCTACCTGATCCACTGGCACTTGATGAGTAAATGGAATCAGCATCAATCTTCGCCAGATACCATCATCTGTTCCTCGAATAATGGGCTTGTGGTTAGTTGACAGCCAAAGCTTGAATTCTGGTTTGAATTCGAACTCTGATCCGTATAAAAAACGTGCGGTAACAGATTCTCCTCCGGTTAGTTCTTTGATAAGTCCTTCATCTAGTCGGACGCCTTCATTTGGTTCACTTGCAGATACCAGACGAGCTCCCTTTAGTCTTGCAATATCGCTGTTGGCACCCCCGCTAGACTGCTGAACCATAATTGATTTAGCCTGCATCGTGCGTGAATAACTTCCAGCTATGTGCTTGAGAGTATCCATGAAAACAGATTTACCATTTCGCCCTGATCCGTAAAGGATAAACATGACCTGCTCTTCAACTGATCCTGTTAATGAGTACCCGACCGCTTTTTGAATATAGTCAATTAATTCGTTGTCTCCATTGAAAGTCTGATTCAAAAAAGCTTGCCATTCAGGACACTCAACAGTGTCTGAATATTCAACATTTGACTTCTTCGAGAACATTTTCTTGATGTCATGCTCGTGAAGAGTTCCATCAGATAGATCAATATATCCGTTGTCAACATTCATTAAGGTCTGATCAGCATCAAATTCATCAGTTGTCACCGGTAGACGATGTTGAATCTCATCTTCAAGCGCTCTTTTAGCACGATTTCCACGACTGGTTTTACAAAACTTTGCCCATTCCTTCTCAGCTTTTTCCGGATCAACATCAGGAGGAGTTTTTGGCTTTTCCTTTTTCAAGTCAGCAATTACTTCGTCAATCATGGTTCGCAATAAGCCACGCTTATCAAGTTCCCAGAAGCTACCATTGTAGATATACCAAGCCTTATCGATATAGCTGTACCTTGCGACATCACCATATCGATCAACAAACCTATCTGCATTACCTGTGTCATCCCACGAACGAGGAGGAAATGCTTTTGGCTTACCAGTGTCAGTAATAAATCCAAGCTTATATTTAGGCTTTTCGTGTTTCGGCTGATAAGTATCACGCACATCATTAATGGCTCGGTTGAGCGTTGAAACGCCGTAGGTTGTTTTGCCGTGCTTCTCGTCCCACTTTGGTCTCATTAACGATGAATGGCGGAATATACTGTCCATCCGTGTGAAATCTCTGCCTGTCCAAAATGCCAAGTCATTTGCGAATGCCAGATCAGCCTCTGATTGAGATGGATATAATGGTTCCCAGCCTCCGTTGAGCAGTTTCTTAATTCGATCACCACTTTTAGATTTCAGCATTTTAATGATGATCTCATCTTCAGAAAGATTGTTAGGTACTAAATTGTACCTGCTGGGCAAATCGATGACGGTTTTTGACTCCAAATACTTTGTATATATCCGCTTGAATTCCTCTTTTGTGGGAGAATTGATTGAATGAAACTTCCCAATCTCATCGCCAGTCATTGCAAAGAACCGCCCGCTTTGATACATCTCAACATTAGCTTTTCTTCGGCGTGTACCGGGTATTTCGCCTTTGACAATGATGTGAATACCAGCACCAGACATTGACCTTTCGGTATATGACTTGAAAGTATTCATGAACTCCCATGCGACATTGTCGTCGGTTTGTCCCTCTTCTAGTCTCTCCAAATCATCGCCAATATGATCAACGTCAATTCCTACATATCCGTTTGCAAAGAAAAATCCAAGTCCGTCAAGGTCATAAGCCTGCAATGCTGTGATTGCTTCTTCAAAAGTTACCCACTGTTTCGAGTCCGTTGAGCTTGTTTTTGTGCCAGTTAAGGCAGAATAAGGAATCTTAGTATATTTATTTTTTTCTGGTTGCCAGATTCTGTGAAAGCATCCCCATTGTTTTAGGGACCGTAGTTCTGCTGGAATGCGTTCATACATTCGTAATCCTCCTAGAATGGCAAGTCGGAATCGTCAACCGGTTCATGAGGCTGACTTGGTTGAGAATCATCCTTAAATTTGTGAGCAACTTGTGGATACTTGCTAGCATGAACGCTCCACGGGGCCACTGTGTTCCGATCACCATATTCAGGGTTTTTCTCAACTTTGACATAAACTCGTACAGGCTTGTGATAAATAGCCTTGCAGAAATCATCGATGCTATTTAATGGAGTGCCTTCAGGGATCTTTGTCGCTTCCAATACATACTGGAGTCCGTCCATATCGTATTGGTTCGTAGCTTTGCGCTTCCAGTTATCGAAAAAGACAACTCGGTTATGGTACTTTCCGTTCGTTTTTGGCTCTGCTGCATCAAGATCATTGCGAACCGTGAGACGTAGCTGTAGTGATTCTGATCCACCCTTAGTTGCAATTTCACCGGCTTGCGTAATGACCATTTCATATTCACCCTGTGGAAGTGGTGAAAAATCGTTTTCCTGATTCTTGCTATAATCTGCGGTAATGAATGACATATTAGTTTCCTCCTAAATATTTATGTTTAAACGCGATGGCTTCGGCTAATGTGCTGAAGCTTCCATGACGTTTACTCTTTCCGTTTGTGTACGTTTCAAACACCCACTTGCCAATTTGATTGACAAAGAATATTCCCTTTTCTCCGCTTTTTGACTTGACATTTGCGTGATTTCTACGACGCGCTTCGTTGATTACTGACATTATTTTCGTTTTCGATTCTTCTTCTTCCGCTAAGTGGCGGTCACAATATTGGTAGGCTAAGGACGCCTGACGTTCAGTATCGAAGCTTCCTATATTAATCTCGTGGTGATTAACAGTGATCTTTGCTGCCCACTTGTTCCTGTGTTGATGAACGCCCACATGATGCCTACTTGTAGATCGTTTTTTGTGTGGAAAGCTTCCGCTGCCATTACCAACACGATTTATCTTTTTGAGCAGATGCCCCTGTTTGTGTTCCTCATATGCATTATTTTTTGTATTGAAGAAAAGAAGTACGCGATTACTGTTTACAATTTTCCCGGTGTCCCCGACATATTCAAGAAATCCAAATTTATCACCACTTTGCAGTGGGATACCATCAACTTTATATGGCTGATTTCCTCCTTTCACCATCTATGCTCGCTTCCTTTCCTTTAGCCATCCCCTAGCCACAATCTGGTGGTATGCCCATCCGGGTTTATAGCCATGTGCTTTTGCAATTGCGTACATGTCTTCAGGTGACTCGGCATCTTCGGCTTTCATTTGTCCATATTTTGTTTTTGAATAGTCCGCAACTATTTTGAATACTTTCTTGTCTACCTTTTTTAATTTGGCCGTAGGATCAACTTCAAGATCAGTGCCGTCTGCTCTGAATGAATATCCGCAAAGTGGACATTGTTTAACCTGTGCAGGAACGATTCCGAAACATTTTGGACAGCTCTTGATCGCAGGCCCGTCTGATTTACCCCTGTGTTTTTCCTGCTTAGGTCGATCTTTAAGCGACCATTCACGGTCAGCATCAGGAAGACCAAAGCGATAAACGTTCGCAACATGATCAATAATGATTGCTCTTTTGTTTGGCTTATAGCGCATTCCTCGCATCGATTGCTGAATGTCAAGGACAAGAGAAGCAGTTGGCCTCAGCATGATGACAACGCCACATTCGGGAACATCAAACCCTTCTGAGATGAGGTCTACGTTTGATATGATTCTAATTTTTCCATCTTTAAAGGCCGTCATCGCTTTATCACGATTCAAAGCAGGTGTTTTGCTGTCAACATGAATGGCAGATATACCAGCAGCATTGAACGTTGCCGCAACACGCTTGCTTTCTTCAATACTGTGGGCATAAACAATAGCCTGGCGTCCATTGGCCAACTTCTGGTAGTGACTAACAACATCACCAAAAATCATCTTTGTATTGGCCTCATCAATCGACTTTGTGGAATAATCACCAGTTGATGATTTCTTTAGCTTTTCAACGTCAATTAAGGTTGGCGCATAGTAGTCAAAAGGTGCTAAGTAGTGATGTTCAATTAGCCACTTTACTGTTGGACCTTCCACCATGGTTTCATAAACATCCCCCAGTCCCTTTCCTGAAAGTCTCCAGGGGCTTGCTGAAAAACCTAAGCGTGGAACATCTTTATAAAATCCATAAATTTTTAGGTAAGTCTTTGCCAAGCTGTGATGCGTTTCATCAGTGATGATTAGGGTCGGTTTTGGCAATTTTCCTAAGCGTCTAGCAATTCTGCCAACAGTCATGATGGTGCATTTGTTCAAATCAACTCCGTTTGCAATAAAAGTCTTCGTGATTTGATCAATAAGTTCTTTTCTGTGAACGGTGAACATAACGTGTCCGCCCTTCATGACTGCCAACCTAGCTATTTCAGCGATAATGACTGATTTACCAGATCCTGCTGGGCTGACTAGCAGTACAGATTTGTGACCGTCAGCCAGCTTTTCTCTTGCTTGATTAACTAGCTTCTTCTGGTAAGGATGAAGCTGAAACATCACTGTCACCTCCAAACTTAAAGAGGTCCTCAATGGCGCACGCAGTTCGATCATCCAAACGATTTTTGGCAAAAATTGCATCTGAACCTGCAAGGATAACTCCTCGGTGGCTTGTCTTTGTACTGATGACTACGCGTCCTACAACGTCAGTCAGGCCTAATAGCCCGTCACGCACGCTGTCACGAATTGCTGGTGCATACTGGCTGAACGATTGTCCAGTTTCGCTTGTAACGTCTCGTGTGTTCTCCCAAGCTGTTACCAGCACGTTAACTGGTGCGTCCATGAAGATCATGGTCATGATACGGGCAAAGTAATTTGTCCATCTTGAGTAATCCTGAAGCTCGTTGCCAATGCCGTTTTTACTGTGCCTGCCCATCTCGACAAACCAGTCTTTTTCGAACGCTGATACGTTGTCGATCACCAGATTGTCATATCCGGAAACACGTTCAGCCAGATTTTTCAGAAATTCTTTCCATTCTTCGCTTGGTTTGCTTCGGTCAAATGGCTGCACATCAATGTTCGGTGCACCGGATAGCACTTTTGAACTGTCATCCAGATCTAGCACGAGTGTTTTACCATCAAGATTGCGGATAGCTGATGTTTTGCCGACACCAGGTTTTCCATAAATCAAAACTCGCCAGTTCTTTGTTCGATCAATTGAAGATGCATGTTTAATTGGCTGCATGATTCCCTCCTACTTAATCAATAAATGCTCACCGCGTGGCTTAAGCTCAGCACCCAGCACTTTTTCTCCGGCTTCTAATCGTTCTCGAATCTTGTCTGTATCTGGTTCGCGTTTTACCTTGAATACATCAGCCTGCAAATTTTCTTGATCGATGTAAATTGGCTGTTTTCCGCCATTCTTAGCAACACTGATAGTGAATAGCGGTGTCTTGATTTTGCGTTGATTAGTTTCGTTCATTGCTTCAACCAACCGCTGTGAAATAGTACCGAGGTTAGATTGATAAGCTTTAATCCGTGCTTCGAAACGGTCACGTTCTTTTTTGTTAGCTTCAATATCGGCCTTGATTTGGCGAATAACCTGTGCATATCCTTCGGCTTTGTCATTAATTGCATCAACGATTGAATCCATGGTGTCAGCCAATACTTCGGGATCAGTTGTCCCGTCTTCAGCTAGTTCTAATAAACTCGCATATTTTCCTTGTAAGTCGTATAATGTTGACATAATAACTTTCCTTTCTATCAGTCGTTGGCCTGCATACCGGCGGCTTTTTTCATGGCTTGTTTGATAATAAATAGGATTGCGTGTGCGCCATCTTCCTGACCCATCGCATACGTTTGATGAGGGTCTGTGTTGTTCGGCCCATAGTCGGTAGCAACCTTGTGATATTTGGCGATCTGACGATCTGATTCGGCTAAAACGCGTTCGTATTCCTCATTGGTCATCACGTCATCCCCTTAGTTTTGCTAGTCGTGCACGCAGCTTCTCATTCTGGACAAGCAACATCTTTGCAATTGGTGTGTGGTTGCCGCGAATAATGTCTAGCGTCAATTTGTTGTGATCTTTCAGCAAATCACCAATGGTACGTTCTGCTTCATTCAATCCACTGCCTCCAATTTCCACTGTGGCCTAAGCAGTGACCAACGATCACGCCGAAGCCACCAGCAATTAGTAAATAACCAATCATTTCTCCGCCCTCTTACTGATTTCTGGAAAGTGACTCTGCACAAAATCATCAAATGGAATTGGCTTGCATAAGTAGCTCGACTTTCCTCCATGTGGGTACATCACAATACGATCTCGAAGTTCGCGTTCATACGGAGAAAATACGTTCCGCTTAAACCATTCCTTGTCACGGTGATACCGGTTTTTCAGGTCTGTAACATCCCACAAGCCACGATAATCAGCGTCTCGCTTCAATTGCTCGTATCCCGAACGGTCAACGATTACCTTGTCTTCCGGTAGCGTGATAGTGATTTCGGGGTTAATCTTCAATGTTGTTTCCATAGCATTTCCTCCTTTCCTGTGGTTTTTAAAAGTTTGTTAGCCTTTTTCTTCTGCATTTTTAAGCCATTCTTTGTAATGCAACAGTCGGGCTTCGGTTTTTCTAATCTTTGTTTGAAGATCTTCAATACTGTCTTGGCTGGTTTTCCTATAACGGGTAGAATATGCTGACTTCTTTCGCCGATAGCCTCGCTTAGAAATGACAATGCATTTGTTAATGATTTGCCGGATACGCTCTCGAGTTATCCCTAGCCCAAGTTTTTTGCTTATTTCTTCATAAGTTTTTCCAGACAATCTCAATGTGATTATTTGATTTTCGGTGTCAGTAAGTAGGCTCGGATTGATGACGGCGAGTTCTTCAGCAATTGCCATTTTCTTTTTTGCAACATTGTGCTCATGCATACGCTCAATTTTGAGTTCAAAACGGCAATCGGCACATAGCCTTTCTTTTGAAACAGTCGTTTTTCCACAACGTGGACATGCGTGACCAAACTGTTTCCGCCGCTTTTTCCATGATTTCTTAATTGTTTCTCTTGAAAATTCTGATTTGTTGGCAACATATAGATTGCTTGCATTCACGTTTAATCGATCACCGTCCCGATAGCACACGATTTGTCCTTTTTCTAACGGATGAATATACGCTTCTGCTATCAGTCTGCTTACATAAAACGGTTTTTGTTTACCGTTTTCGGTGTACGTAGTTAATAAAAAATGCCCTGATTTTAATTTGAGCACTGACTGAGTGGCCACTTTTTCAGTCCCGTTTTTGATTCGATGCACTGTACCGTCCATGAACACCCTGAAGCGGCCGCCTTCGACAAGCTTTCCCTGATCTTTCATTTAGACAGCCTCCTTTACTGGGTACTTCGGTTTTTCCGAAGCTGGTGACAAAAAAATATCCCCAACCGAAATCCCTAAAGCCTTTGCAATAGCCTCTAAGTTCTTATAGCTGGCTCCGCGAAGACGATCAATATCACGCTCATAGTTATTAATCGTTTTCACTGTTAAGCCAGACTCAGTCGCCAGCTCATTGACTCGCATGTCTCGAATTCCGCGCCATTGACGAAGCGTGAATTTCTCAGATTTTTCGTTCATTGCTGTTTCCTCCTTTCGCTCTTTATGTCTATATAATACGTTTCGGTTTTTCCGAAGTCAACAATAAAATTCTGTTTTTCCGAAATTAAATTCGGAAATATATTTCCGTTTTTCCGAAGTGGTGTTATACTGTTCCTATAGAAATAAGGAGGAACTTGACATGTTTGCAAAAAATCTAAAGTATCTGCGCGCAAAACGCGGCTATGATCAGCAGACATTCGCTGAAATGATCCACCGAAGCGTTTCTACCGTCAGTGAATGGGAGTCTGGCAAGTATACTCCAAAAGCGGGAATCCTTGCTGATATTGCCAATATGTTCGGTGTAAAGTTAGACGACATGATGAATAAAGATTTGTCGAAGAGTGCTGACAACACCGTGATTGAGAAAACTACAAATACAATGCGGAAACTCCACCCTGAACGTCAGCAAAAAGTCTACACGTACGCGGAAAAGCAGCTCAATGAACAGCAAAATCCAGACAACGTTGTCAGCTTAGATGAAGCACGTGTAGAACGTAATCTCGATGAACCAGAGTTCAATGTTGAGGTTGATGGTATTGTGGCCGCTGGATATGGTGCCTTTAATGATGATCGTAATGAACCCATGGACACAGTTAAGATCCCAGACAGTGCTATTCCGTATCACTACGATTACTGCTTTAAAGTTGTCGGCGACAGTATGCACCCTACCTATGATGATGGTGAGCTCGTCTTTGTTCAGAAAACACAAGATGTCACTAACGGCATGATCGCGGTAGTTGATATTGATGACATGACATTTATCAAGAAACTTATTTTTGAAGAGAACCGTCTCTGCCTTCGCTCATTGAACGATGACGTAGATGAAGAAACTGGCGAACGTATCTACCCGGACTTCTACGCTGCCGACACAGACAATATTGAAGTGATTGGTAAAGTTGTCGGATCATACGCATTCAAATAATCTTACGTCCAAACCCTGATCGACGTTAAAAGCTGGATTTTTTTGGAGGGATTCATCATGAAGAGAAACGATATGAAAAAGCCAATATACAAACGCTGGTGGGTAATTACAATAGCCGTTATCATGGGTATTTCTATTGTCGGCGGGTTGTCGGGTGCATGGGGGAATGATGATTCGTCATCAGCTACAACAAGCAAAAGTTCTTCAGCCATTTCATCTAAAGTGAAATCAAAAAAAGCAAGCTCATTTACGAACGCATCCGAATCGAAAAAGAAAGTAGCACTCGCTAGCAGCAAATCCGTTGCGGAATCCGAAAGTAAAAGCCTAGCATCAGCGCGAAGTACTAATGAAAATAATAATTACAACAACTTTCTTACAGCAGTTTCCGGAATTCCACAGCAAACTCAAAACGCAATAACAGCTGCTACATACGACGAAAACACGCAAACAATGGAATTAGTCTTGAGCGATGACGCTCTCTCGCTTAACGACGCTGAGCTAAAAAATGTTGTAAAAGCTGCTTGGGATGCAGGGAAAAACATTTATGAAAAATATTCTCCTATGCCAAGCAACAAAGTTACTTTAGAACAGGTGACTGTTAAAGATAGCTCAGGCAACGAGCTTGCTAAATCCTCGTTTTTTGGAGGATTCAAATACGAGGCCAAATAAACATCACCTACATTTTTAGTTCCTTTCCCCACGCAAGCGGCGCCCCCGTGCAAGCCTGAGAGTGGGCTGGATACAAAATAAAAAGCGCCTACCCCACCGAATGGGTAGACGCCTTATGGATCCATGACTGTGTGGTGGGTGCAATAGCACCCGTTTGTATTGTAGCACAAGGAAGTGTAAATGATGGCAACATTTAGGAAACGCGGCAAGCATTGGGAATACCGTGTTAAGTATACGGACTCTGCCGGTAAACAGCTGGTTGCTTCACACGGCGGATATCGGCTTAAATCATCTGCGCAAGATGCTGCAGAAGCTGTAGAAGATGACCTCAAACGTGGCGGTGATCCTTCCAAAGCTGGGACACTATTTTTGGATTATTGGGATCAATGGATTGATGCTTATAAGTCAGGCGATAAGTCCCTCAATACTGAATATAGATACACGTTGCTAAGAAAACATTTGAAGTCACGTTTTGACGGCCGTAAGCTTGGCTCAATCCGTCCAATCGAATGGCAACGTTTCTTGAATGATTTTGCTGCCGGTAAGGACCGCAAGAAAGAGACCACACGCAAAGGCCCTCGCGAACGCTCAAAGGATATTGTCAGCAAGATGAATAGCTATGTCCGCTCAATGGTTAAGGCAGCCATCAATGATCGTCTGCTCTTTTCTGACTTCACTTTTGGTGCCAAGGTTGGTGGTATTCGTTCAGGAAGCAAAGTTAAAGTGCTTGATCAGGACGACTTTGCACAGGTTAAGTCTCAGGCGGCCGAGAAGGCTTCATATCGAAGTATAGGGGCGCTTGCGGTGTATTTAGGGGCAATGACAGGCATGCGAGTTTCTGAGGTTCTAGCACTCACGTGGGCTGATATAGATACTATTAACAACGTGATACATGTTACCCGTTCTTGGGATCATCAGTATGGTACTGGATTCAAGCCGACAAAAACCGAAGCGTCAATACGAGATATTGAAGTGTCATCAGCAGTTATTAAGCTACTCGAGCGCATTCATCAAGAGCAAATGGCAGCATACTTGCGAACTGGTTATAGAGATGCCGATCAAATGATCATGCGGAATCAATGGCACACGGTCATTACTGATACAGCCTGCAATAAGGCACTTGCGATTTTGCAAAGCGATGCGGGGATCCCAAAAGAAAAACAAATTACTTTTCACGGCCTTCGTCACAGCCACGTTAGCTATCTAATTAGTCAAGGAATTGACATCTATTACATCTCAAAACGTCTTGGCCATTCAGACATCACAATCACCATGCGAGTATACGGTCATCTTTTGGACTCTCAGAAAAAGAAAGAAGCTTTGAAAGCCACGGCTGCAATGGATCGGCTTTGAATATCTTTGTCCCCTTTTTGTCCCCCTCAAGACAAAAACAAAGCCCTCCTAACAAAAGCTAGAAGGGCTAAAACGTTGATTTAAAGGCATTCTATAAAGCTAAAAGAGGCTAAAGAACGCTAACGAATGCCGGCTGCAGGCATTATAGTTTCCTATGCATCAGTGCCTGCACCTTTTTTGTCCCCTTTTTGTCCCCTTTGGCTGGAAAATCTAGAAGCATCCAGAAGCAAGTTATTAAATCGTGTTTCAATGGCTTCACTGTGACTGATGATTTAGTGCACAAAAATAAGCCTCCCACCATTGCTGGTAGGAGGCATTTTTGCGTCATGATAAAAGATGTTTAATCGGACGAGTAATTTTAGGTGTTTAACTTCTATTGTCTTTCAGTGCTTTTGCAACATTAATAGTTGGCATGTTATAACCAGGAAACTCATTAGAAAAAGCCGTTAGGTTTGAAATGATAGCCCTAACATAGGGGTAAAGGATTGCCACGCTATTATTAACAATGAACGTATCAATTCCAAAGCCTTTTTCGTCCTCATCCTTATTGTATAGAAAGGAGCCTTTAACTGAACAGGACACCTTGAATGGGATTTCCACATCTTCAGTGCTTCCAGCAACAACACTCAGAAAAATAGTTACATGATTGTTATCGATATTGTGTTCCGATGAAAGTTTAGGGTCTAGGTTAATTTTTTTCGATACAGTATTGAAATTGTGATTTCTTTCATAGTTCATGCTTTCAACAGTGTACCCCTTGAACTCGAATACGCCCATTACGCCGCTGCCTCCATTGACCCATAGTCAGGATATTTGCCCGCAACCCCTTCGTCATATTTAATCGAGTCATCTTCAGAAACGTTTTGTTTGCGTTGCAACTCAAAGTTAAGCAATGTAGTAGGATCGATTTTAAAGAAAATCCTTGCAAGATCTTCATCAGAAATCCAGTTTTCAGTTTCAACCATTTCATCTGGAATGAACACTTCTCTTGCTCTTTTAAATAATGGCATAACATTTCCTCCAGTTCACTAAACTGCATGAATCTTCTTAATTGTAGTAGTATTGCGTATCACTAGTTCCCGGCCATTAGGAAAGTTTGATATCTCACCGTGGTTAAAATCAGTGAATGTCTTCTTAATAACATAATCCACATCTTTTAACGCCCGCCCATGGAACGCTAACTCGATTAAAACGCCATCAATATTGTTTCTACGCTTTGCGCCACTATCTTTAAGCGATTCAAGCAGTTGACGTGCACGATACATCAATGATTTTCGTATTTTTTCCATTTTAGCAAGATTCTCTGGAGCATCAAAATCTAGATAGGTAATCTCAGGAGAGTCTTCAATGCTGATTTGCAAAACGCAAAACTTATTTGATCGCTTGTTGCGGTATGCTCTCGCATAACGTTCTGCATTTTCTTTTGGATTCCACAAACTATCATCATCGTCACAGTAAGTGTAAACGCCATATCCGAGGTCATTAACCATTCTTGTGGCCTCAAGAATCTTGTCTTGGTAGTTGTTAAATCCATTGCACTCAATTAAGCTGGCATCGTTTTTAGTTGTACCGTGATAAACAAACATTTACGTCCTCACTACAATATATTGTAACTTCCGTAATTCATCATACCCTTGTATGACGTCATAACACAAATAAAATATCTAATCAATGAAAAATTAACACAAAAAGCCCTCCACCCGCGTTAGCGAGTAGAGGACTTTTTGTTACCTGATATACAGACTTTTGCCCGGATAGATCAGGCTGTAGATTGACTTGCCATTGTTAGCAGCCAAAGTATACATGCTGATGCCATACTTGTAAGCAATACTCCAGAAGCTATCACCAGATTGCACAGTGTAATACGTGTGGCTTACTACGCTTGAATAGCTTGCTCCAGATACTCGGAGAACGTCTCCGGGGTGAATCACACTGTAGATTGACTTGCCATTGTTAGCAGCCAAAGTATACATGCTCATGCCGTACTTGTAGGCGATCCACCACCAACTATCACCAGATTGGACGGTGTAGGTAGAGCCAGAGCTTACTGATGGCACACTGGTCGTTGTCAACAATTCAACATTGCTACGATTGATCCAGCTCATGATGCCACCAAGCAATACGTTAGATCCAGATACTTGCTGCACGGTGTACGTCTTGCCCTGAACCCAGCTAGGCATTGCGACACCGTTAGCCCAACGGGTTGTGCCGAAGTTGACCTTAACACTATCACCAGATTTGATCTGGATAAGCGTGGTGTTGTTGGCTTGCTGACCCACGCTGGTTGCCGGTGTATCGGTTGATGGCTTGACGTAGGTCTTGCCGCTGTCAGTTGTCGTGCTACCGTTGTAGCCCGAATCAGTGATGCCGGTTAGATCAACGTTACCATCAAGTCCGCCAGCGCGATAGGTGGAAGTGAACTGGAAGATGCCTACATTGTCAAAGCTCGGGAAGTAGCCATAGTTCGGCACGGTGGTTACATTGTAATCAGGATATTCCGCAAGCCATAGCTGATAGCGACTGGCAATCTGTGACAAGTCAATGTGGCTCATCAAGAAGCTCTTATAGCCGTACAGCATTGGTGTGTAGCCAGCATCGCGGATATAGTCGAGTGCCCACAACAAGGTTGCCGTGTTGGTTGATCCTGCTTCATAGTCAAGCGCGACAATCGACCCTTTTGGTGTCTGAACTTCAGGCAAGAAATGATCTAGTACTTGCTTAGCCAAATTGGTATTGTCGATATTCTGCCACCAGATATAGGTGTGTGCTCGCTTGCCAGCGGCAATCAACGATGCAACCTGTGTCTTGTACGTGGTTTGCTCATATGTGCCGTAGCCGCTATAGCCACCGATTTGAGAGATGCCGAACTTGTCAGTGGAATATCCAAAGACACCGTTATCTCCTTGGTACCGACTCCAGTCGACACCTTGGTCTCCCTTGGCTGCATTGACCTGCGATGGCAGGGCAAAAGAAATAGCCGCCAAGAAGGCGACTACCAAAGTGATGAGTTTAGTTTTAAATTTCATGGTGCCCTCCTTATTGCTGTGGAGCAACAGATGTCGGTGCTGACTCCGCCGGTGCTGCAGAAGACGTCTCTGGAACCACTTCACTAGCAGCAGTTACCCGGTCAGCCTCTTTATCCGCTTGCAGTGCCTTAATCTGGTCCTCTAAGGACTTGATCTTAGCTGCCTTGGTGGTAATGAGTGCCGGGTAAGCTAACGCCTGTTGGCTGTCGCTGACGCCCTCTGTGGTTGGGTCAACGGCAACCCCCACAATGGTCAACAGTGCAAATACTGCATTGATCACTGCGGTGAGCTCCTTGCCCAAGTTGGCAAAATCCCAGTTGTAACCGAAAACCGCTGCCACTGTTTGTACAACCAACAAAGCTGCCGGCACTAATGCCAGCCAGAATTTGACGCTTAATACTCGTACTTTCCAATTAATCTTCATACTGAACATTCCTTTCAGTTTTTAATCCGAAGTTGCAAAACTTTGTTATATAGCGCTTCGCCCGTTCCGTTACCGCCCAGTGCTTTGTAGCTGCGGAAAAGGTAATTAAGATCGTCCAAGTCGTCCGTGCTGATATACCCCACCTCGATATGATGGTTACACAGCATGTAAACCTCATGATGAAGCAAACCGACAAGGCCTGAATCAATTGCCTTTCCATGCTTTCGATGCATGCGCCATTGGCTTGCAAACCAACCAAACAAAGCTCCACCACCCAACTCCACAAACATATCTATCCAACTCTTGAAATCCACATCTTTATACTTCCTTCCACAAAAATAGCCGCTAGCTTTTGCTGGCGACATAGTCACTGCCTGTAATTTGCTTATACTCGTCAGACGTGATTGCTCCAGATTCTACATATCCCTCTATCTGGCAACCCCACGCGTACATCTGTTTTACAAATTCCCTCATCAGCTCTCGCCCCCTAACTTTTCGGTGAGCGTGGTGACTTTTGCCGCCAATTGCGCGTTTTGCAAGCCCAGTGCGTTGATCATCTGTTGCTCAGGAGTGGGAATCACCTTGTTAGCTTCGGCTTCGAGTTCTGCCTGTTTAGAAGTATCCAACACAAATTGACCATCTATAAGCTTGGTTGCCCCCATGACGATTGTGTCAATGTCGCCCGGAGCCACTTCCACCGCGTTCGTGGTATCGAATGGTGTCTGCCATTCTTTGCCGTCCCAAAATTCCTGCTGGTAGCCAGTGATATAGCTATCACTATCAATAGTGAACAGAACTTTGACTAGATTCTTCTTCTCCATGCTTTGCCTCCTCAAATGGCGAATATATTATTGATGACAGCAAACGCTGCATTATCTTGCTTATTACCGTCATCACCAATGATTCGATCGTCTGCGAGCCAGAACGTCTTTGAGAAAGTACCATGGCCAGCCATAGTTGCTGTTACTCGGAAGTAATTAGAGCCAAGGCTCTGATAGACGACTAAGCCACGAGGGATTATCGAATAGGCATAATCGTTGTTACGGATGACACCATTTTCGTAACGGCTCCACATGACCAACCACCCTGTCAAGGTCTGTGACAGCTTCATGCTCGGAATGATCGTATCGTTACTTGCTGGATAAAAACCGCCTTGCCAAATCACACGACCCCGTGCATTTAATTCATTAACCAATTCCGTATCGATATAGCCTGATACAACACCGCCGTTGTTCGCAGTATGGCTCAGGAACAGCTGACCAGGTGACAGCGTGGCTTCAAATTTTTCCTTGCTATTTGCAATCTGCTGACTGGAGTATATGAGGCCAGTCGTCATCTCTACCAAACCGGTAGCAGTAGCTTCTCCATTTTGTGTTTTAGAGGAAGTCGTTGTCATTTTGACTTCACCGTCACCCACTGAAATTATGCCCCGCGTCCATTGGAAGGGATCTTCTTCCCCACCGGTTATTTTTGGGTGACCGTTAAAGGGTGTAATGAACCTCGAGCCATTAAAGGTAACCCCATTGAAGGTTAGTCCGTTAAACGTTTCTGCCGAAAGAATCTTAGCGTCGATTTTATAGGGGTTCCATTTAGTCCCATCATAGGTGTAATATCCCGTTACAACCCCGCTGCTATCAGTCAGCCAATGCATATCACCCTTTTTAGGGCTTGATGGATACGCAGCACCCACAGTAATGACTGGCACATTATCGCTACCGTCTTTGCCGTCACGGCCATCAGTGCCTTTGAACAATGCCCATGAGTATTTAGTTGGGTCGGTACTATCCGCTTGGGTATAGTCAACATACTGGCCGAAATAAGACTTACCATTGCCATCTGTGGTTGAAAAGCCTTGTTTACCATCAATGCTGTTAGCATAGGCTGTATGAAAGTAGCTAGTTTTGCCATCGGCTCCCTTAGGGCCCGGAATACCAACACCAGTATCACCTTTTGGCCCTTGCACTAGTTGCCAACTGTAATCAGCCGGATTGGTGCTGTCGGCTTGCGTGAAGTCTGTATAACTACCGATGTATTTTCTAGAACCCGGAGTATCGAGCGAAAAGTTCGTTCTACCGTCACTGCTATCGGCATAGGCAATATGGAAGTACGGCGTTTTACCATCAGCTCCAGATGGGCCTTTGATGCCTTGGTCACCCTTTTCACCCATCTTAGCCACCGAGTAGCCAGACTCACTGGTTCCATCGGTATAACTCCATGTCGTTTTTGTCCAGAGAAAACTACCAGCTGCAACACTAGGAACAGTGGTTAACCAACCGCTTGTTGGCTTGTTGGTTCCGCTAGTCGACCCGACATATTCAACCTTTGTAGCAGAAATTCCCACACCATCCTTACCAGCAAGACCATCGTTACCATTATTCCCATCTTTACCAATGTAAGTCGTAGAATAACCGGACTCTGATGTGTTATCTGTATATAACCACACAGTTTTCGTCCAAAGATATTTGCCTTTGATGAGTGATGGAACGCTGGTAGTCCAACCAGTCGTCGGTGGAGCTGTGCCGGAGTCACCTAGTGCATAAGTGATTGTGGTTGACTTTATGCCAATACCATCTTTACCAGCTACACCATCTTTACCTGTATCGCCTTTATCACCTTTGATTAATGCCCATTTATAAGCTGACACGCTATTGCTATCTGATTGAGTGAAATCGGTGTACTGGCCAATATACGCGCCTACAGTTTCGCCGGAATTAGTTGTAAAAGTTTGGCCACCATCATTTGAGTAACGTATATGCAAGTAGCTGGTCTTTCCGTCAGCACCTTTTTCACCAGCAATACCATCTTTACCAGCTACTAATTGCCATTTATAAGCACTAGTTGAAGTTGGTGCTAAGGTTGTTTGAGTGGTGGCATAACCAACGTATTTGGCACCTGTTGGATCACTAGTCATTTCGGTACCATCGGCGTTTTTGCTGTACCTTATCCATAAATAACTTGACTTGCCGTCTTGACCATCTTTACCGTCAAAGTAATCAGTACCTTTGATCGGCGTGTAACCGTCTTTGCCATCAGCTCCTTTAAAAAGCGCCCAATTGTAATCACTCGGATTGGTGCTGTCGGCCTGTGTGAAGTCGCTATAGGTGCCAATATATTTTTTGCCATCACCACCGGATACCGTGAACCCACTTTGACCGCTTACATCGTCTGCCCAAGCGGTGTGAAAATAGCTTGTACGGCCATCAGCGCCTTTTGCACCTGGAACACCATCAGCACCATCGGCACCTTTAATCAGTGCCCACCTGCCAGCGTAATCAGCCGGATCATCACTTGGAACGGATGACTTGTTGCTGTATACAACCGCCATATACTTCTTGCCAGCTGGCAAAGCACTCATGTTGGTGCCCTTGTCATCATCGGCGTAGCGAAGCCACGGATAGTATTGGATTGTTTTGGGAATATCCTTTAGTTTTTGAGCTAGATCTTGATACTGCTTAGCCACCTGACTTGTTTCAAGCAAATAGTCGCCCATGACCATTGTGCTACTTGAAGGATTGCTATAGCACTTATCGAGTTCCAGCACTCGTGCCGATAAATAGAGCTGCCGATCTTCTTGTTCTATCTGAACGGTATCACCACAGCGAATATTTTGTGGTATCTTTGCCAACTCGATTGTATAGTTGACTGCTGGATGATTGTTTTGCTTCAAATCTGCCAATGCAGACTGCAATAGCGAAGCCTGCGTTGTTGCCTCATAGTCAATAACGTGATTAAGGTAGCCACCGTCAACCGTTGCAGTGCTGTTCTGCCGTAATCGTGAATATATTCGGTTGCTTACGGTATCTAACAGGTACCCTTCTTTAGTAAGTACGAATTGTCCTGTTGGGTCAGTATAGCTATAGCCAACTAAATTAATGGGTGTGTCACTGCCATCTGGTGTAGCACCTCTAGCGTAGACGGCCGTCATCAAGTTAGTGCTGTCACTGTCAACTGTGATTCGATTGATTTCATCACCAACTCGAAGCGTTATGCCACGATCAGCGCCGCGTTTCTTGACTACGTTCAGATAGCACTTCACCATTGTTGTTCCAACAATACTAAAACTGAAGTAAGTTTCTACTCCAAACTGAGTAGCAACAGATTTCATTCGGTCATAGCTGGTATCTTCACTGTCAAAAGTAAGCGTGCGCACATCAGTGGGAATTTCGTTAACGCCAATCTCCCAGCCACTATTGCCAGTAAAAATGTTGAAATACTGTTCAAACGTCATCTGTTTGGTAGCCGTATAGGCATCCACAATTTCATTTTTTAGATCATTACCAGCATCGGTGCCTTCAAAAGCAATGCAGTAACCTGTGCCATCAGCATGTGATGCAGTAATCGTAATCATTCTGCCATTGCCATCATCATCCATGTAGAGCATGTAGTTTAGGTCTTGACACATTGCTTCTGCTTTGGAAAGCTGTTTTTTAGGAAAGTATAGTGTCCCATTGAAAGCAACCATAGCGGCGTCAACATTAGTACGCTCAATCTCGCCACTAATTCTAAAATCATTTGTGTGATCGCTACCAGCGGTTGCAATCCCTAGCAGATGAAACGATCTGTCTGTAAAGTAAAATTCCATTTATATAAACGCCTCCTGCCAAGATACTTCAGCCTTACACTGCTTTGCCCAACTTGATGTGAGCAATTCGATGGTGTTATTGCCGGGCTGAATCTTGAACCCGCCCCAATCATTGCCGATTGTTTGCAGTGTCCGATCTTCTGCACCATTGACAAGAACACGTCGATTGGCAACATCAATTTGCACAACGTCCCCGTCTTTGAAGCGGTTAGGAATATCGTCCCAGTAATCAACGTTAATCCACTCAAAGTAGCTGTCTTGCCAGTTAATTGACCAACCACGTTGATCGGAGAATCCGGGGAACCAAGCTGTCCAGCCATCAATCGGCACACTAGAGAAGCCTGATATTGTCCGTGTCTCAATGCCGCCATCGCCTAAATCAATGCGATCCAAACGGAAGGTTAACTGATCACCCATTTTTGTGATAACGGCATTGTAGTTGCCGTCACGATAGTAATTGCGTGGCAGTAAGTCCCAAAATATCATCTGTGCTTGGCTGCCATCATAGACTGTGCCAGAGAAAACCCACTGGTCGTTTGAAGCACTATCATCAAACAGCGCAAGAGAAGCGACAATCTTGCCTTGATACGTCAAATTGAACTCGAAGCGGCCTACTTCTGCTGCATTCGTCCCAACGTTGACACGATTGACAAACTGAAAATTAGCCGTGTTGGAGCCCTTCGAATTTTTAGGAATTGCGCCGCTCATTGAAGGCCCATTCCAGTAATTGGAAGCGGTTCGTTCAGTAGACGGGTAGGCAATACCCTTTGCATATCCAAACGGTCCCGACTGTACGTTGGCATTATTGCCATGCTCATAGTAAGGAAAAGCCGTAACTCCATTATTGAGCGTTACCCCTGTCGGCGTCTGATTGAAATCGAGATGATAAACGCGTTCAGACTTTTGCTTCACAAAGCCATCAGTCTCATCGGGAGAGCCGAACTGTAGCACACTGCCCTGATCATTAATAGCAGTTAACACGCCGTCATCACCGTTGATAGTAGCCGTGATAACTGGTTCAGATGGATAAGTCCCAGCATTAGGCACTGTGATGGTATCGGTATAGTATTCAGGATCAGCTGGGTTAGGCGACCAATCAGTAGGAGTGTTACCGATTTCTAATTTAGGGCCAGCAATGAGCAACGTATTAGTATTGTCATTACTTCTTTCAAAACGCACATATAATGGCCCATCTGCGGTTACTGTAAAAATTCCTGTGAACCTTTGCCACGCTTCATTTAAAGCAAACTGTGTGGATTCAGGATCAGTATTATGCGTGCCGAAAGGTGAAAAGATCATCATAGACTTACCAGTACCACTTTGGTATCTGGCATACATTGAAAAGGTATAAGTATCACCTTTATTAGCCTGTATAGTTTGTCCTAGTCCAGCCCAATCGCCTGTTGTTTCCATGACTGTTAGACCATTAAATTTTTCTCCAGTTTTCTGCCAAGCCCCGTAGCTAATCCAAGCATCAGGATTGTCAAAGTCACTAGTATCGGTGTACAAGTTCACCGGCAGGTCCTTGTATGGCATGTTGTCAGCTGTCTGCGTGGCTACCGAGTGCGCGATGCCACCATCTGGACAGACGAAGCTGATTGAGATTGTCCCTGATCGGAAACCTTCGGTGAAGGTAGGCTGACTGTCTACAATGGCAAGATAATATTTATCCGGTTCATCTCCAAAGATTAGTTGCTGTGGTTCGTCCGCATCAATAGCAGCGGCCAATGAACGCCTTAGTGGTACCAAATCATCATTCATAACGATCCCAGTTACCACAATCGTCTTGACGTCCCGTGACATGTATTGCAACATCTGGCCATCGCTGATTCCGACCTTTTGCATTGTGTTGACGTGATTAGTTCCTACATCACGTTTGACCATCTGTACATACATCCATTGGGTAATATCTACTCCAGCGTATGTGATGGTCATGCCTGCTTGTTTCAATTAAACGGTTCCTCCTTTCCAATAAGCGCTGAATCTGTCCGCTCTGTCGTTGTACTGCTTAACTTTTGGCGCAACTTTTGGATAAAACTGATCGTCCCCAATCTGCAGAACAAAGCTAAGTTTCGTGAGAAGGTCAGCAATATTGTCCAACTTCTTTCCTAAATCATCTGTACTGCTGTTTTCGGTTTCAGTAACGGCACCATTACCCAAGTTGTGATTGATGTTGGTAACAGCCTGACCTAGTAGTTGCCAAGCACGGCTTGTTTTAGTTAATGGCAAAATTGTTTCTGGACCATCTTCGCCAACAAGCGCATGGATTGGCCGTGTGATCAAGCCACCATTGGCGTAACCTTCAGGGCCACTGACACGAGCAAAGGCAGAACTTCCAGAGCCGTAGATAGCCTTCATGTAGTGAATACCGGCAAGCAGATCGTCATAGCCGTTATAAACATCGTTGTGTCCGGGGAACTTAAACGCATTGAACGTTGGCCCAATGGTTTGTACAAGTCCCATTGAAGGTATTCCGGCTTTAGCGTTGCTATCCCACAAGTTAATTGCCCTAGGATTACCATTTGATTCACGCTGGATAACTCGCATCCATGCAGCAACTTGGTATGCCGAGGCATCAAATCCATTAGCCTTTAAAGCTTGAATGACATATGGCTTCCAACGTTGCACGCCTGAGCCACCAGGATTTGCACCTAGTGTGTCTTGCAACTTTGTCAGTTCTTTTTTAAACCAATCAACAACACTGCCTGTCAATTTGTTAATAACACCACCGGCTAAGTTGCTAAACATTTCAACACCGCCGGAAATGCCGCTAATACTTGACTTGATTAAATCGGTTACTTTTCCAATAGGGTTAGCAAGCCAATCACCAACGGCCTCCAACTTGTCCCAAGCACCAGAAAAGAATTTGCCAACACCGCCAATTACACCACCTAAGTCATAGTGTTCAACGCCAGCCATATTCATGATGGCTTTAGTTTCTTTCCCATTGAAGACACGAGTGCCTTCTGGTAATAGTCCTGTGGCATTACGCTGTTGACTCATACCGATTTGCCCATTTGGTAGCTGGTAAAGTTCTTTCCAATCAGGTCCAGTACCATCGTTGACCATGACAAGGTGCATCTTTTGGGTGACAGTACCACCAGTGGCAAAGTGAACAGGTGATAGTTTTCTCAGGGCGTCTTTGCCAGTGAACTTTTTCCAAACCCAGTTGATGCCACTGATAGCTCCATTAATAACGTTGATAACTGCATTCATGCCATCCGCTGCGGCATTTTTAATGCCATCCCATATGCTGCCGAAGAAAGACTTCATACCTGACCAAGCGCTATTCCAAACATCGCCAATCGCACCCAAAACTGATTTGATAATGTCACGAATACCACCGAATACATCGCCAACAATCTTTTTCATGCCGTTCCAATAATCAGATAAAGCTGATTTAATATCAGACCATGCCTTACCCCAGTTTCCTGAGAGCAGATCCATGCCAACTTTCAAAATGTCTGTAATCACTTTTATTCCAGAACTAAGAACGTCCTTAATCAGATTCCAAGCGGCTTTCAATGCTGTTCCAACGGTATCCCAAGTGCCTTTCCATAGCCCTTCGACAACCTTGGCTATTAGCTCAAAGCTGCCTTTCATTAAGCCAACAAGCAAGTCAACAATCGGCTTAATCGCTTTCCATGCCACTTGAATGACTTTAACAACTAAGTCCCAAGTTGTTTTAAAAAGCTTGCCAATCTGATTGAGAATTGGTTGAATACTTTTCCACATTGATTGCGCACCAGCAACAACAGCCTTCAATGCTGGTTTTAGAGCGTTACCAATAGTCTTTGCCACATTGTTTACTGCATCATGAAATGGCTTTATGTGTTTATAGGCTTCATAGAATGCCAATCCAGCAGCCGCAACAGCAAGAACAATGCCACCGGGGCCAGTTAACAAAAGCTTCAACGAGCCTAATACTTTTGTGGCTCCACCTAAGCCGTTAGCACTTGACAGCTTACTAAGGGCACCAAAGTCTTTGATACCTCGTAAAGCGGTTAGCCCTTTAAAGGCACCTGCAATCGCTGCTGTAAATTTAACAATTTTTACTGTTGCCCATAATCCCAACAACGTTTTGGCAAGTGTCTGAATGCCACTCTTGTTCTTGGCGATGTTGCTGAGGGCTGTTGCTACCTGATGCAGTGGGCTTGCAGATTTTTGTGAGTTTCCATTTAAAGAATTAAATCCTTTAGCCAGTCCAGTTATGGTAGATGCAATTGTTTTCCAGACAGCTAATCCAAAAGTTTTTGCGATGCTCCACAAGCTGCTACCAATATCGGTAACATCTTTTTTGTGTGCGGAAACATAGTCCAGAACGTTCTTGGCCCAATTAGCAATAGTTGCCAGCCCTTTACCTAGTGCAGTAGCGGCGCTTTGAACAACAGATGATGTCAAAATCCCAGCAAGTGATTGCATGCCACTATTCTTAACATCAAGCAATGGTGCTGCCATCTTAGCCTTGATTGATGTCCAACCACCGGACAGCTGCGCAAGGGCACCTTCACTAGTTTTTCCAAATTGGTCAAATGTGCTCTTGCTTGTTGTCCCAACTTTATAAACCAAGTTCATGAAGTCGTCAGACTTGATTTTCCCATCAGCAACCATTTTGGCAAATGACTCCTGACTAACTCCGGCAGCTTTTGCTAATTGTGCACCTAAGGTAGGAGCCTGCTTTTCAAGTTTGGCAAGGTTGGTTGTTGTTAAATTACCTGAAGCAACGACACGTGTCATCGCTTTAGACAATGAATCCATGCCGTCTCCGCCTTTGTGCGAAGCCGTGGCAATGCTGGCAATACCAGCACTAATGACGAGAGTTTTGTCAGTGACACCATGCGTCATGGTATCAACGGTGGTTTGCATTTTGTTAACTTCGCCACCGGTTGCACCAGTCTCACTGCGCAAATATGACATTTGGTCGGAAAGAATCTGGATATCATTGGCCGACTTACCCATGTTCTCCCATGTCATTTTCAGCTTTTCTCCGGCCTCGTTAAGTTCTAGCCCAGACTTTACCGTGTCAGTAATGCTTGAACTTAGACGTTGCCAGCCGCTTGTGATGGCATTGGTGATTAAGCCGCCCTCAACAATTTTGTGAAGCAGACCCGGTGTCTTTTCGGCTTGCTTGTTTGTTCCCGATATAGCTTCCTTAACTCTGTTGAAAACGGACGGATTAGCCTTGTCCATTTCAGTTTGCAAGCCGGTCATAGAAGACTTAGCCTTTGCTAAACTGGTAGCCGTCTCATCAACACGCGTCTTCTGTGTACGCCATGCCTCTGAATCCTTGCCACTAGCGCTGGCAATCTTATCCAACTCAGCAGACTGTTTAGACAGTTGCTCATTCAGATTGGTAATGGAGGACTTATAGCCTTCCATCTTGGCCTTGTTGGCTTCTTGCTGTTTGCCCTCAGCCTCTAGGCGAGTCACATAGGCTTGATTTGCCCGTGCAGCAGCTGTGTATTCTTGCTGTAATCCTGCCAAACCAGACTTTTGATAGTCCATGGCCTGTTTAGCACGATCTTGCTGAGCTTGCATACTAGCCAGTTGCTTAGTTGCACCATCAATTTGTTGCTGATACTTTAAAAACTGTTGAGCAACATCGGCAGTATTGCCCTTCAACTCAGCTTGTTTGGCTTTTAGAGCGTCAATCTTAGCCTGTTGTGACTCAATAGACTTACCCAAGCCGTCATACTTGGCTTGAGCAGCGCCAACTGCATCACCAGCGGATTTCATCTCCGCTTCTTGAGCTTTCCAAGCATTTTGGCTCGAACGAACAACCGCTGTTAATGATTTGACGGATTCGCTTGCCGACAATAGATCAAGGGCAATCTTGGTGCTCATTGTTGCGTTAATTTGTTGTGCCACTTTAATCACCCTTTCTCTTGGTATTGCTTCCACATGATTGCCGGATCAATTGGCCGGTCTTTCTTATCCTTAGCGGACATCATTTCCAACATTTCAAAATAGTCGGCATCATCAAAATCCTGCATTGACCAGTGGAAATACATAACTGCTTGTTTTTTCATCCATCTAAAGTCTTGTAGCTGATTTTCAAGCTCATAAACTTTTACGGCTGGGTTAATCTTTGCTTTTGCCGGCATCCTGCTTCTTGGCAGCTAAGTCAATATCCTCATCACTCATGCCCATCATGCGTTCAAAAGTGTAATTAACTGCCTGAATAGTGTCGGCAAATTCTAGATCCCCAAGTTTTTCAATTTCTTGCTTGTTCAGGGCTAAAACCGTGGTCAAGAAATCGATTGAGTCATGCAGCATATCGCGCTGCATCTTAATAATTTCTACCGGTTCCATATCGGCAACATCGTCTGCCTTGGCCATCAGTAACTGTAAGTCGTACATCTTTTCCATATTCCGATTGGTTGTCTTTACTTCATGTACACGATTGCTAAGTTGACTAACTTTGATCTTCATCTGTAATACCATCCTTTGTATTTGATAAGGTCGCTGTGGTGAATCGGACACCACCAAGTTCACCAGAAAGCGACTTTTGAGCATAAAAAATAGCGCACGTTCGTGAGCCATTCATCAGTTGTTGCTATGAAATTGCGTCAGATTGCGTCTGTCAGCACCGGCTTATTTGCCTAATGATGAGGGTGTCAATACGTATCCGCCGAACACTTCTTTGTACATGTTGGCTTTATCAAACTTGCTATCAAGATCGCTATAAATCTTGTACGGCTGATTGTTAAAGGCCACAGTAGAAAGTGCTGTGTAAGTCAAAGTATCATCTACACGTTGTTCTGCTGCCGCATCAGTCTGAATATTAGCCGCGGTTTCGGTCATGACGCCATCACCAAATCCATAATAGACAAAGTGCGCCCGATCAATGGTTTGAGCGGTAATAAGCAAGGCCACATGAGCCTTCAAATTCTCATCGGTCCAACCGCCCTTGGTATCACTGACAAAGCCTTTAATTTGCTGCTTGATTTTGTAATCCAAGTTGTTAATATCCAAAGCCACTGTTGGTTCTGAAGTACCAACGGTAACGTCTTGGACGTTGTTGTTGCCATAGATCTTAGCGATTGTACCTGCCAGACCAGTAATGTTGGCCGTCTTGGTGCCCAAGTCCTTGTGATCGACAGTATAGACACCGTCTGTGCTTAGTCCTGTATCAGCGCCAGAAATTAACTTTTGTTGTGCATCAACCAAAGCTAGCTGAATTTGATATAAACCTACTGTTGCCATTTGAATGCCTCCTAAATATTTTTTGTTCTACTGAAATAAAATGTGTTAAAAAGTTGCTGTGTGTCTGGGTCTAATGTTCGTTGTCTAACGGCAGCTACCTGCCAATGCTGATGAGTAAAAGCCTTCATCATGGCGATCTCAATGATTTCGGGATCCGAATCGAGCAATTGCGAGTAATAAATCTGTACTTCTACTTCCTGATTTAATGCCCAGAAATCATTGTTACCATGGGCGGTAGGATCATCAGCAGCATCAGTAATCAGCACGACTGTTGTGTTCAGATTATCGACTAATTCTTGCGGCAAATTGTTGCCTTTAACTTCATCAATATTGGCAATTTTGGCTTGGGTAAGCATTGTTACCGCATCATCTACGGCGCTCATTTATCCCCACCACCACTCGCTTTGGCAATCATTGCCTGATATTTCTCAGCTTCAGCGGCAAATACAGCGTCTTTGGCATCGTCACGGGCATTATCAACAAAATGGTCAGCACGAATATACTTGGTGCCATCATTCAAGAAGCGGGCAATGTGGGCTTTATTGTGGAACCCAACCGTTGAGCTGCCATTATGGTCACCGTCAATATCTCCCGCAGCACTACTGATGTCCTCACTCAAATGTCCATACTTACCGCCGTCTCCCTTAGTATTTGGGTGCTTCTCTTTGGTGGTCTCTGCTAGATTCTCGGCGTAAACATCAGCACCAGCCTTGGTAATCTTCTCTTGGTCAGATACAGAAAGCTGTGCGGCCTTTGATACTTGCTTAAGCCATTGGCCAAGTGCCTCATCCATATCCACGGTTATGCCCCCTTAGTTGTTTTGACTAGGGTCAGATAGTCATAACGAATAGCATCGTTACTGTCGTCCGGGCTAATGTCTGAAATGTCATACACAATACCATCAAGGCGTGCCTGTTTCTGACTAGCATTTCTAGTGTCGTGACGGACTATAATAGTGATCGAATTATCCAAACGTGTGCCCACAAGCGTGTACTGCTGGGTGAGTGTCCGCGTCTGCTGCTTGAAATGCAGACTATAAGCTGGTACAAAGCTAGTGATATTAAGGCCAGCACCAGTCGTGTGTGATTTTGGAGAGCCGAGATCAACCTTGCGGCTGAAATCGGCTACTTTAAATTTAGCCATCAGTCCCACCAGCCTTTGCTGCTTGATCACGCTGAATCTTCCAGCGAATACTGTTGATCATGTAAGCATAGCTGGGTGGGTAGGCCTTGTTTTGATCGGATAGGGCACCGCGTGAGTAATACATGAAGTCCACCAGCACCCGAACTGCCTGATTGAACAGAGGGTACTTTCGATAAACTTCAACCGCAATCGTGTCATCGATGGCCCCAATTATTGCTTCTTCTGCGGTACTGATCATACCGGCAAGAACCGAAGCATCCCCATTGGTATCAAGATTAAGGTATTGCTGCATATCTTCCGAGGTAACTCCTTGACCATCTGTCATATTCAGCCCTCCCTTAATAGCCGCCCGTCATTATCGGCGAATTGTTTATTTCTTAGGCGACTAATAATCGTATTACTTACCAAGACCGGAACCAGATACAGCATCTGTATTGGTCACAAAATATCCGGCATTGCTATCGGCCTGTTTGACGCCAAATCGGAACGCGGCACCAAGATATTGGCCCCAAATTTTATCGTCAATCCATGCAAGTGTTACCTGTTGACGATCCGTAAACAGGACACCACGCTTCAGATCACCAACGAATGCCTTTTGATCACCGGCAAGAGAGCCGAGAAGAGTATCACCAACAACATATACGGGAACACCAAGAACCGTGCCCTTTGCAGTTCCGTCAGTAATAGAATCGGAGGCGTCGTGAAGCAAGTAGCGGCCGTTCTTATCCTTTAAAGTGTCAAGTGTGTTGAACAAAGACTGAGTAACCACAAGAGCACGGCTATATGCTGGATCAAGATCAACGTTCAGGATGTGCTTAAGGCTATCTACAAGAGTATCAGTGGTTGTTGCCTTGGCTTTGAATGACTGCAATACAGGCGCAATCATCGCGTTGTAAGTATTAACAGACTTCTCCTTAATAGATTGACCAACAAGCGCAGTCAAATCGACTTGCGAATCAGCGATGGCTTCTTCTGAAAGCGGGATGGCCCCGCGATACGTGGCCACCGACCAATCCACTTGAGTGAAATTCGGTTCAGCAAGTGCCGGATTCTCAGCCAGCTCTGCCACACTGGAAAAACGATCAGTCGCCCGCTTCAAAATCGGGTATGTGCCCTTAGGAGTAGTAACCGGCGTCTTGGTAACCAAGGTGGACAAATCCACAACCGAATTTACCTCTGCGGTAGGGTCATAAATAATTTCTTCCGGAATCAGCACACCAGCTTCGGTCGAAGTGACGTGCTGCTTGGCTGCTTCATCAACCACTTTGCCATGGCTATGGATGAAGTCGTTGATAGCTTTCTTCTTGGCATCAGTAGGCTTTTTGGACAGGTCAGTGCCTTTCTTGCTGCCGTCATCTTTGGGCTCAGTCTTTGGTTCTGATGCTTTTTCTGCTTCCAAATCCTTAATCTGATCGTTAATAGCGTCCCGACGTGCCTTGGCAGCGGTCAAGTCATCCTTGATCTTTTGAAAATCATCCACAGATGCATTTTCATCTTGTAATTTTGCGTTGAGCTGAGCGTTGAGGTCGGCACACTTGGCACTAACTTCATTAAAAAGCGTTTGTAATTTGTCCATTATTGGACCTCCTTTTTTTCATAAAAAATAGCCAGCTTCTTGTTTAGCAGATCGTTCTGCTTTGGAAGTTGACTACGTAGCTTTTCATTTTCATCTTTCAGATTCTTAATTCGTTGAACTGCTTGATGTGGAATAATTGGGCCCACCGCATTTACAATTGGCGTATCGAAATCTAGCTTTTCATCTGCCAATCCTAATTCGACAGCTTGATCAGCATCTAGCCAAGTTTCTTTGTCCATCAATGCCAAAAAGTCATTGGCAGGCTTGCCCGTCTTTGCAGAGTACAGGCTTGCGATTGCACTGTCTGTAGTTTGCAGCATGCCAGAAGCAGCATCCATCTCATGAGAGTTTCCACTAGCATCACTTGATGCTCGATGAATCATCATCTTGGCACCTGGCGCCATCTGAACCTTATTGGCCCCCATAGCAACAATTGTTGCAGCAGAGTATGCGTTTGATACGATCTTTGCCGTTACATTGCCTTTATAATCACGCAGTGCGTTGCATACTTCTGTAGCTGGGTCAACTTCCCCGCCATCTGACGCTATTTCTAATACAACATCAGACCCGTCATTTGGAAGTGATTGAACAATATCGGATGGAGATGTTACAGTCATTCCTAACCAATCACGATAAATAGGGGCAGAATCATCGCTTGTAATGTAGCCCTTAACAGGAATAATCACTCGTCATCACCTCCCTTCACTTGTGTAGTAAGTGGCTCGAACTCAGGCAAGTTATCCGGCAAAAATCCAGATCGGGTGAGTATAAATTGCGCCTGTTCTGCACCTAGCACCCCAGACTTAGCAAGATTTGATACCTGATTGATAAGCGTCGAGTCATCAACATCCAACATATCTTTGATATCCAATTCGAGGTCAGGCGCGTTCATCTTCAAACGCAGCTCATCCACGATTGGATTTACATATGAGTTTAAGTTCGCCAGATATGTTGCCTTGATCTGGTCAATGTTGGAATGTTGGCTTTCAGTTGAAGTGCCGCCACCCAAAATGTCGCTGGGTACGCCAAAGGCCTTGGATATTTGGTCAGCAGAGTATGCTGAATTGTCAGCCAAGGCTTTAAATACATCAGTCTTCATTTCAAGCTGGGTGTAATCGAACCCATCGGGTAAAACCATCAAGCGACCGGAGTTATCACCGGTATTTGCCTTCTCGAACTCTTCACGTGCCGATTCTAAGTCTTTACCATCGCTTAAATAGTTGCTGATTGTAAGCTTTCCGGCAGGGTTAATCTGATTTTCCATGGCACTCATGTTACTTTTCGAGGCTTTATCGTCCAAATTAAGGGCGTTTTGCAAGCTTTCTAAAGGCGAACGACCAATCAAATACCGATATTGTGGGTCTGGCATGAGCCTAAAATGCAGCATTTGGTCCTGTCTAAGCACCATTTTAGGACGATCATTGCTCTCCAAAACCGTATAAACAATGCCCATATTGCCTGGTAAATAGTTAATTTGGACGTCAGAGTTAGGAATATGCTCCAGATTCTGCCCAACTAACGGGATATAGTCGTTGCCTGACAAACAAAGTTGCATCAACGCACCTTGCCAGAAAGAAAACCGGCCTATCAAGCTGCTAGGGCTCTCAAGTCGGTTCAATGTTGCAGTATTTTCAGTTTTGAAGTGTGCCGAGGCAACATCGCTAGCAATACGGTTAATCACACTATAAACATTAGTGTTTTGCAAAGCGGACAGCGCCGAAACATAAGACAGCTGCATGCCGCCAACCGTGGTCGTGAAAAAAGCAGAATTGCTCGGATAAACCATGTTTTTGGCCTTGCGTTTGCTGAAATTTTTAGGGGTTAGAAGTCCCATTTAGCTTCACCCCCTTTCTTTGTCCAAAATATAAGCAGCTAAGCACGTCTCAAGACCTGCAACTAGATAACCAATAACAACGTTAAAGGTGAATGCTGCTACCGCAATTAGTGCCAAACCGATGATAAAGAGCATCACTGTGCCCCAATTGCTGAACAAATTGCTAATAATTTTTGCCATTATTTACCACCTCCAAACATTGCCTTGAAGAAGTCACGTTTTCCTTTTGCGTCTAGGTCATTAAGCGGGTTATATCCATCATCATGATAGTTTTCGAAGTAGAATTTTGCCTGCGCATGGGCATTAATAAGCGCATCGGTCGTATCAATATGATCACTCGTGCGATTTTGACGGTCAATCTTGACCGAACCGCCGCGATCTTCTACCAGTACAGCATTGTTTAGCCCATCAATCAGCAGCGGATCGTTCAACATCGAAATGTTGCCATTAATAAACAGATTCTGAAAATCCTTGGTAGGTTCATTCAGCTTGAACGAGGTAGGAGGCAAAGGAAACCATTGCCACTGCGGTTGATAATTCTCCAGTTTCTTTTCTAGCCATTCACCGTGGTTTGGATCAGCAATGATGAATTTTACTTTGAGCCGATGTTGATTAACGTAATCAACCAACCACTGGTAAACCTGATCGGTGTTGATTACGCCTGATGCAAGATTCGTAATATCCACAAAACCTTCATCTTGCAATTTAAGGTAATCTAATCCGTCCTGTTTCGACTTGGCTTCAATGGTTTTTGCCTGTGCAAATGGAATGAAGCTATGCTGCTGAACATGAAACATGTGTTTATCATGATCAGTGTACGGATAAATGAAGCCAAAAGACGTATTGTCATTGGTCTGCGACCCGTCAAAACCTATGAACACATCACGTCCATTAACATCGAAATGGTCGATAATACTGCGCTGAATGTTGTCTAGGGACAAATAGCTGTTTTGAAATCGCCGGCTCCATAGATTTAGGGACTTATTTACGAAGGTTTCAAGTGTTCCTTCACGTTCGTTATCGTTGCGATCTTGGTTAAGCGCATTTTGAAGGTTGTCCCGTTTACTCTTTTGCAGCTCAAGCAGATTAGGATTAGATTTTGCCCATGTTTCGGGTTCAAATACCTCATCCTCAGAATCCTGAGAATAAATTACTTGAAACACGTTGTCAGCGTCTCGAACGGCGTCATGCTCAATGGCAGCCCTAGTTATGTCTTCATCATTCTTAAACTTAACCTTGATATCAGGATAAGCTGTTGAAATCTTGACAAACATTCGGTTCTTAATGCCATTTTGCCCGGATGTAATCTGCTTTAAGGTCTCATTCAGTGCTGGTCTCAAGTTACCAATTTCATCATAAACAGCGATTGCATTATGGAAACTATCAAAGCCACCGCCTTGTGATGTGCCTTTTCGGATCGTGTTCTTAGTATTTTTTGCGATAACTTGCGTGGTTTGAGCTTCCACACCACGTTCTCTAGCATCATCTGCAAAGTCCGGCAGGGATAAAATTGTCTTCGCCTGCAAAGATACGTCATTGAACAGCTTGGTTGCATGTTCGCTATCGTAACTGGCCACTAGCAAGTCCTGTGATGTCGCATTCCAGCACACTACAAAGTAATAAAAGTTGATTAGGATTGATGCTAACCAAGTTTTGCCTTGCTGCCGAGCAATAGAAATATTAGAGGTCGTGAATCTGGTACCGTTGTCTAGGGTGCGCCAACCAATCAAGCTATCAAGGATAAACGATTGCCATTTGAATGGTTGAATTTTCTTTGAGGTATCGTCTGGATTGGGCAGCAACCGTGAAAAGTATTCAATTGCGTTCACCATGTCCGAGTTATATTGGTAGGGGAAATCATCGTTGCCAATTCTAAGCAAATCATTTAAGTGCCGAATACATGCAAGCTGAACGTCTCTACCAGTCATGTACTTATCCGTAAACATCACGTCATAAGCGTACCTTGTCCCTGGATCATGGTACTTATCTAGCAACTTTTGATAGTCCGATTGGTATGGCTTTACGCAGCTACAGATATCACGCACGCCGGTAAAATCAAACGTCTGCACCAAAGCCAACCTCCTTCAACGGACTGTTTTTCTTAGGCTTTTCTGGTTCTTCAACAGTGATCTGACGTAATCCAGAATCAAACGTAAGGCCTAAATCATGTCCTAACGACTTCATGTTTTTAACACAAGAGTCCATTTGAACAGCTCCCGGAGAGCGCTTCGCTAACTGGCCATACTTATCTTCTAGCCACATTCCATTATCAGCAACAAGCTTCTCTGATTGCAAAAACATAGAATAATAGATGCAATACATTTCAAGCTCTGGTTGATCGACTTTTTTTAAATACCCTAATTTCCTAATTTCCGGTATCAAACTTTTCCATAGCTTAGATGCTTCATCATCAAGATGAGCTGGAGGTGTGATCTGAATGTCCTTCATATCATCGTTGTAATCAGAGCAACTTTTATCAGAATTTGCGGGTAAAATTGACAATTTTGGGTGATTTTCGGGCACAAAAAACGCCTCCTTTCTATACTAAAACGGCTATATTTAGGTATTTCAGGCTCAAAAAGTCCGAAATTTTTTGAAATTTGGTTTTGTGGCAAATGGACACTGGGGTGTGAGGTCCCCTGCGAACTACATAGGGGCCCCCGTTATTTTTTGTGAGCGAGAATCCATGCCGATATTTTTTCTCGTGTCCATTTTGTCGCAGTGTCAAGATTCTCTATTCGTGATTGTGATTTATATATCTTGTCCTCAAGCTGTGTCTTCCAATAGTGACAGCCTTTGCACAGCACCCATAGGTTGTCATGGTATAAGCACTTGCTTCTGTCAACTCTCAAAGGCACGATGTGATCAGTGACTAGATAGCCAGGCTTGTCATAGGTCTTGCCACAACATGCGCAAGTGAAGTAGGCATGAGCTTTAACATCGCGTGCGGTGTGTTCCCATATCTTAGACTTGTAGAAAGCAGCAGACTCTTTGTCGCGCTTGTACTTGTCATAGTACGATGTGTCACGTTTAACGTGCTTTGTGGCATCAGCATGGTTAGGCTTATACAGGGATGCGTGCTCAGCGCAGTATGGGTTTGCTTGATCATACGGGATTACGTTGTTGCATCCAGACTTGCGGCATACCTTCACACGCATGTGCTAGTCCTCCTAAGATAATATGATTGTCGAATAGGAACCGTTACCGTCAATATTTAGACTAGTAACATCCCATCCTGATTTATTTAGCAAACTGATTACTTCATTAACGACTGCTGGATTGTACTTGGCAACGCCAATTGAGATTGGGGATGTAGTATTAATTCCTTGATTAATGGCCTCATTCACATCAGCAATCAGATTGTCTTTGTATTTCTTAGTTGCAGTGGCACGAGTTGGCAGGCATCCTTCCATTTTTGGTAGCACTGGTGCTGGTGGAGGCAACTGACGGTGAGACAATTGCCTGCTTTTGCCTTTAGCATTATTTGAGAGCATATGTTTCCCTCCGTGTATTGTTTCCCTTGATAGCTCTTCAATGATTTTTTGCTCCGTGCGGCTAACGTAGCCATAGCTAACACGTTTCATACCTGACATGACTTACACCGCCAACTCGAAGGAAAAACCTCCGTGATATTTGCGCTTGCCACGAAGACACTTAGATACAGCGCTTCGGTCTAGTCCAAGAAGTTCCGCGGCTTTTCTGGCACTTTCAAAGAAATAGCGATGTACCGAGCCACTTACCGCATAGATTGGACGCTCGTTTGCCTTTGCCGCGCGCTCGGTGCGAGTACCGTAATTGGTATTATATAATGCTGTACACCACTCAAGATTTTCAACTAAGTTGTTGCCTTTGTCCTCGTCTATGTGATTGACTTCTGGCAAGTTGTCGGGATTGTCTAAAAATGCTGCGGCTACCAAGCGATGAATGAACACTTGCTTTATGCTTCTGTCCCAATATAAATTGACCTTGAGGTACCCGTTTCTATTTGGAAAGCTGGCGATCATCTTCCCTTTTAAGCGGCGTCCTTGTGCGTCTTCGCGATCAAGGCTTCTTACTCTTCCCATATTGCTAACTTGGTATAGTCCCTCAAAGCCTTCAATGTCTTTCCAAATTTCAGTTGAGCTCATAAGTGCACCTCAATCTTTCATCGTCATAAACGAACGCATACAGCAAATGTTTGCCCGTGGTGAAGCCATTCTTAATCTCATAGGGATCATTTGGTTTCGCAGTTCCAAGCTGGCGCCACATAATGCCACGATCATCTTTAAACCGCTCGCTATGAT